TTCCTGTAGATGAACGAATGATTACTTGAATATCTGAGTCTGCAAATATCTTGAATGTGTATGAGAATGTAGTAGTTGATCCATCACCACTATAACTGTTCTTAACTGTAGTTGAAGATATTGTCATTATCTAAATCCTTTAAACAAACTTGATGGTTTTGTAAACAAAAATTCTTGTTCTGAATCTCTTTCCATTTGTCTTTCTACTCTTCTAAGATAACCAGGTGATAAAGTTTCCATAATTTGATAGCCAATAGCATAATCAAATGCAGTTTTAGTATAAAATAAATTTAAAAATGGTGTATTTCCTACAACAGATTTATATGTTTGTTTTAATGCTGCAGTTCCTTCTCCTCTTTTTGCATAATCAAGTATAGTAAATAATTTAGCAGCTTCTGATATAACTGGACCAGCTAATGTTGGTAGAATACCAGCATTTCCTCTTGTATCTTGAAATAAGAAATCACCATAAATACCTGCTCCTCCACCTCTTGCTGCAGCAGCCATCCAAGTTTTGTAATCTGTTGCATCTTTTGGTGATTTACCTTTTAATATATCAGAAACAGTATTTGAAATATACCCAAAAATTGTTGCTCCAATAAATAAATTGGCAATACCTAAAACACCTTGTGCTGTGTTACCAGCTTTAATTGCCGCAAGTTCTCTTCCAACTGCTTTTTGTGTAAATGCTATTATAAAACTTTTAAATTGTCCCATAAATCTTATAGCTTCTCCAGTTGGAGTTCCAGCTAATTGTCCCTGTTTCATAAATGCTCTTGTTCTAGCATCAGGTTCAATAACTGCATAACTAGATCTATCTAAAAATATACCCATAACTTTTGTTTTTAAATTATCTTTAAATAAATCAATTTGTCTTTGACTTGCATTTTTAAGATCCATTAAAGGTAAAATTTCTTTATTTGTTAAGTTATCTATATTACGAACTGAAAAAAATTCTTTTCCATCTTCTGCAGTTTCTACTGCAACTTTTCTTATTGTATTCCATATTTTCTCATCAACACCAAAATGAGTTATTAATCTTTTAAATTTTTCATCTAAATTAGCAAAAGGAATATTTCTTTGTTTAGCAACATAATTACCCAAACCAAGCATAGATCCTTCTTTTAAAGAATCAGTCCACCAGCGAAGTAAGTTAAGTTTAAAGAATGTTCTTTGTATTTTTGTAAATCCTTTATTTAATAAATCTCCAGTTGAATAACGAGAAGATAAATCGTGAATTAAATTATCATTAAGAAATCCTAATTGTTCTGCAATAGCTCTTTTTCTTTCAGTTGATGAAAGTTTAGATAAAGATGTTAGTGCTTCTTGAACTCCTCCTAAATAAGATCTTCCTTGCCATTTTAATTCTGATGCATAAGTATGTACGTCTGTAAAAGATGAAATAACTGCACCTCCTAATTTAGCTAAATTTGCAACTGATCTTGTAATGGCAGACCATTTAGCACCAGAAAAAGAACCTATCATATTTCCTCTTCCAGTTATTTCGTCTAATTGATAATTAAATATTCTTTCATTTGTTTTTATTTGATCTGTTAATCTATTGGTATCTACTAAATGTTTAGCAACTAATCCTTTTATTGTATTAAAATTTTGCTCTGGTTTAGTTCCTAGTGTTGTAATTAAACCAATATTATTTGCAGATCTTTGTAATCCAAAAAATAATGATTCTCTTAAATTACCAAATCCAAATTTATTATTATAATCAAACCAATCGTCTGCAGTTTTAAATAATAAAACTCTTTTAGCGTTCATTGTTTTTGTAATATCTCTTGATCCATAAGAACCTGCAGCACCATCGGTAATGATATGTTCATTTCTTGATAGTGAATTATAAACATTATTTAAAAAAGCATCTTTGTCAGTAAACCCTTCAAATGTTTCATCTTTTAATTTTGGTAAAATATATTCTTTCCATGCTTTTAAATTTCTATCTACAGAACCATCTAACTCATCTACTTGTTTTCCAGCTAATTCTTTTAATACTTTTGCAGCATTTCTTATTTGGAAAGGATCATGAGTTTGTCTTACAATCCAACCTGGAAGTTTACCAATATTAGCACCAAGATTATTTAATTTTTTTCTAACACCTTCAGAATAATCTGACATTATGTTAGCAAGTTTTACTATATCTTTATTTTTTTCTGTAACATCTACACCCTCTCCTAATTGCCATATTGTTCTGGCAGTTCTTCTATCAATATCTTCATTAGCTGTAGAAAATAATTCAACTAAATTATTCTGTCTTAATTTTTCATAAAATGAAGTTGATAATTGTCTAAACTCAGAAAGTTGAGCAAGTGCTGCTGATGAACGAGATCCTACTTTTTGTAAATTACTTCCAACAAGAATTGCTTTTAAACCCTCAACTTCATTTCCTTTAAAATCAACAATAACAGATTGAACTGCATTTCTTATTTTAATTTCATTTTCTATTGCATTTCTTTCTTTAATTTTTTTATCTATTTGCTGTTCTTTTAAAACTTGATTTGCAAGTTGATCTTTTAATGTATTATCAAGATTTTCTAATTTAGCTTCTCTTTGAGTTTTTTTAATATTATCAATAATGTCTGCAGCTTGATCTGGATTAACAGATGCTTTTCTTAAAGCCTGTTCAACTAAATCAATACACTTATCTTTTGCCATAATTAAACTTTATTAATACAGTTAATACCATCAATGATAGCGTCTTTTATTTCTTTTTGCTTAGTAGTAATTTCTTGAGATTGTTTTTTAGATGATTGTAAATCAGCACTATCTTCAATATTAAGATCTTTTTGTTTTTCTTTCAAAATATTTAATTGATCATCTAATGATTTATTTTCTCTTTCAATGGCAACTTGATCCATTTCTTTAATTTTTAAAGTATTTTCTATTCTATCTAAAGTATTTTGTTCTTCAGTTTTAAATTCTTGTTTATTTGTTCTTTCATCTGATATTTGTCTTGATGGTAAATCAGCATTTACATCAGCAGATTTATTTGAATTATTTTTATCTTTAACAGCAATATCATCATTAATTTGTGCATCTCTTAATTTTGGATCTAAATTAGCAATAGGTGTTACATCAACACTTTTTTCATTTAATAAATCAGACATTGATTTAATTAATAATAATCTTCTAGTTTCTGGATCTGTTTCAGCAAGTCTTAACATTGTTTCAGAATTAATTGGATAATACTCTTTATATAAATTTACCGCAGGATCTTCTTTAGAATCTATTCCTGCATTATCTCTTGCTTGTTGTATTCTTTCTTTAAAATCTAAATTTGTTTTATAATCTTTTAATGCACCAATACCAACGTGCAAACCACCACCAATAACAGTTCCAAATGTTACGTTTAATAAACTATCCATTAAACCATAATCAGCTTGTTCAGCTTGTGCAACACCATAAACAATAGGTTCTATTAATGCAGCGCCAACACCTCCTTCAATAGCACCTTTAGCAAGTCGTGCAGTAGTAAATCCTTGTTTAGCAACTAAAGATGCAAATCTAGCTTCACCAATAATAGGAACAAATGCAGATGCAATGTTAATTGGATCAGCCATACTAACGCCTAATCCTGTAGCAAATTTTAAAGTTCCAGCTACAACACCAGTTTGACCACGTTGTAATCTTTCACTTCTATCTAGTTCATCTTTTTTATATTTAGCTAATAAATCAACAGTTGATTGTTTTTCATCTTGTTCAAATAACAATCCAAGTTTACTATATTTTTTATTTAATTCATCTCTTGGTATTAATGGTTCTTGTTCTGTAGATTGATATGCTTGAGCATTAAATTCATCAGTTCCTCCAATAGGTGGTCCATCGGCTCTTGTTTCAAGTAAATTTCCATATCTATAAATAGAATATAATGGATTGAAATGCCAAGTATCTTCTGCTGTTACACCTAAAGTTTCAGATAAACTTAATTTATATTTATCAAATCCTGTTGATTGAGCTGTTTCGTTGTTATCTAAACCAAAACCAATATTTGGCATTTATTATAAACCCCCAAAATATTTAAACTTAGTTTCTGTTTTTGAAAGTGATGTATTCATATCAGTATTTGTTCCTGGTATTTTAAATGAAGTATCATCAAAATTTATTTTAATAACTTCTCCTTTTTTATTACTAACCAAACCAACAGAACCATCTGCAAATTTAACAGATAATACAATCCCATTTCCATCAGCTGAATTAACCCATACCCCATTATCTTTTATTTGACGTTTCATTTCTTTATTTAACATTTCATCAGAAATATTTTTATTAGTTGATTTAAATGGCTCTATATCCATTTGATCTACAAAATATTTTAAAGAATTTTGAGCTTTATTAGCAACGTGATCTATTTGAGTTTTTGTTAATACATCATTGTTATATATTCTTGGAATAAAATAAGTATCTTTAAGAGTAAAATTTTCTGTAATATAACTTGTAGCTTGGTTGATAGCATCTTTTTTACCAACACCAGCAGACATTTTATTGATAGCAATATAACTTATTACATCTTGAATATTTTCTAAATCTTTATTTGCTTTTGATGTGTTAGCCTGATTAGCTTTCATAACAACCTTTCTAAACTCTATTAACTTATCACTAACATCTTGATTAACTGTTTTTTTTGTTTCAACAGTTGTTGATATATATTTATCTAGTCTATCTCTTTCTTCTTTTGAATCTATGCTTAACGCTTGTTTTGCAAAATTAGGATCTCCAAAGTAAGAAACAAGTTTAGCTGTTATAGGCAAACCATTATTAGGTTCAGATAATTGATTTAATAATTTATCATAATTATCTCCATATTGTTTTTCTAATGAATTAAGATAATTAATTTTTCCATTCACATCTTGGTTATTATAATCCTGAACTATTCTTGAAGCATCTTGTTGTGGAATTATTTTAATTTTTTCTTCATTAACACCTAATGTTTTTTGTGCATCAACAACAGATCCTATATATTTTTTAAATTTAAGTTCTTTAATTGCTGGATCTTGTTCGTTTTGGAAATCAGAATATTTTTCTTTAACATTTGGATTAAATTGCATAACAATAGAAGCTGGATCTTTTTTAAGCAAATCATCTTTCTTAGATGCAAAATTTATAAGTTTTTGTTTCATTTCAATATCAAATGCTTCAGAACCTGGTCTAATTGGATAATTAGCAATAATAGAAGACTCTGTTCCTATTTTTGCATTAAATATTTTTTCAGACTCTCCTTTAAATATTATTAATCCAGTTTCTTTTTGTTTAAAATCTTCGTATGCTTGTGGTCCAAGTATTGGTTTAATTGATTTTTCATCAAACTTGCTAGGTAAACCTTCTTGAATTAAAGCAAAATGGTTTTTAATTCCATCTGTTACAGCTGGTCTAGCATCAGAATTTGCTTCAGAAATTAATTGAGCTCTTTGTTTGCCAAAAACATCTGGATAATTATTAATATTATTTAATTTAATAGCAGTTCCAATAGGATCTACATTCATATCTCTTTTTGCTTCTAATGTTTGAACTGTGCTTGGTATTCCTCTTACTTTTTTTTGATATGTATCTTCATCAATAATAAAATCTCTTCTTAAATCTTGGTATAAAACTCCAAGATCTGTGTACATTGTTTCTTTTTGAAGTTGATTATCAGAATATAATCCTGTTGTTAAAATTCTTTGTTCTTTAATATCTGCTTGATTAACTCTATCTTGAATTAAATTTTCTCTATTTTTTGTTACAACAAATGATAATTGTTTTTTTTCTTCAGCCAAATAATTATTAAGAAATAAATTTTTTACAGAACCACTTTGAGCTTCATTAGCATATTTTTCTTTAATTTGTTTTGAGTATTGTAAAAATATATCTGAACTTGTCGTTGGATCTGCAGATTTAGAAATTCTTGCTTTTGTTTCTTCTAATTCAATAGATGCTTTATTTTCTAATTCTAACGCTTGAGTTTTTTCAACAACAGCTTGTTCTTTTGCATAATAATCATTTAATGATTTTATTACTGGTTCAAGTGTAGATGATGGAGAGCCAATTCCAGATAAAGGAACTTGGAAAGAAGTTTTAATACTAGGTGCTTCAGCAGTAGGAATTCCTTGAGATACAAATGTAGGAATTTTTGGCATTAAAATGATCCTTCTGATCCAGTTAATCTTGTATTAATTGGTGAGTATGTTGGTTGTGATGAAAACATATTTCCAGCATTTGATAATAAAGTTGATCCAGCACCCGATTGTAAAAATCTACTTGCACCTTGAAATAAAGTTCCCATTGCTGCCATTCTTCCAGTTGTTCTAGCCATTTCTCCTTGTATTCTATAAAAGTTTCCTTCTTCAAATTTTCTAGCTTTTGCAACACCACCATCATATTCAATAAGATTTCTTTGTAATTCTGCTTCAGTCGCATTAGCCATTTCTATTCTTAGTGATGTTCCAGATCCTTGTTGAACTCCAGCTTTTGCAGTTGATACAGTCGTTCTTCCTACAAATCTTTCGTAATCTTTATTAAAAGCTCCAAGTTTATATTCAGTTTGTTTATCTATTGCTGCAGCTTCTTGATCAGCAATTTGTGCATTTCTATTTTGAATTGATTGATTATATTTTCCAATAGCATTTTGTTGTTGAGCTTGTACTATTGTAGTTCCTAAAACAATATATGGTATTGCTTGTGCCATTAGTAAATCCTCGCAAATCTAAAATGATCACTACCATCAAAACCATAGTGCTTCATTAATCCTTCGTTAGTAAATCCTAGCCATTTAGCAAATCTAATTCCAATTCCAAAGTCTGCACGAACTGCAGTTTGTAATCTTTTAATATTATTTGTCTTAGCTAATATATCTAAATTCTGTTTAACTGCTTTTGCAATCGTAATTGGATAGTTCCATACATCATTCTTAGCAATGAACCAACCTTCAGCAACATTTCCCCATATTCTTTTCATACCTGCTGCAGCTATTGCTTCATTATTAATTAATCCTGTAAATGCCATACCTTCTTGTTCTAGGTTCATACATTCAACATTATTATCTTTTTTAATATACTCAGCATCTTGTTGAGTAAGCATGTGATTCATTTGAGATTGCATGATTATTTTACCATGATCTTGTGTATAAGGAATTATAATTAATCTATTAGTCATTTGTAGTTAAGTCTGGGTATAACGATAAAACTGTTAAAGGTAAAGGTTGAGTTTGTCTTACAAAGATAAATCCATCAGATTCATAATTACCTCTAAACTCAATATCTTTATCACCTGTATAAACTGGGATAGCTTTATCCATTGCAGCTGCTGAAGATCTAAATGGTATTGCTTCCATATTGTTTAGATCTGGACCAACTTCAACACCAACAGACTCATAAAGTCTAACTGTAATATTATATATTCTTTTTGTTTTAGCTTGAGATGTACCATTCTGAGCTCCAGCATCTATTCTCATAGTTTGTAGTAATGATGTATATTTCAATCCAACTTTAACTTTAGTAGATGATCTTGATAAAGTTATAGATCCACCAGATACAGTTTTATCAGGATGAGTAGAACCATCAGCAAGAACAGATACTGTTTGTCCCTCAAGATGATCTAATCCTGTAATGGTTGTAGTTGCAGATCCAGAGTAAGCAAGTTGAGAATCTAAGAAATTAAAATTTGCATTATCTGTTTCATCAAAATCAAATTGATTAATGTATTCAACATAACGTCTAGTAACTCCATTAATTGTACGTTTAATAATAACCCATGTTTGATATTCTTTGTCATCAGTTGGAATGGTAGCAATAGATTCACACATAGCAATATCTGATCCAAATGCACCACCAAATATATGTTGATGCCAAGCAACTACTTGTTGTTCTCTTTGGTAAGTTAAACCAATTAATTTTCCATCACCTCTTACACACCAAATAATTTGATTTGGTTCTTGTTGGTAAGACATAGATTCAATTCCTGATTCAGAAATATGCTCAGCAAGAATAGTCATGTCAGGTGCAACATAACCATCAACGTCAAAGTTATATGCTAGTTCTCTAATCTTTCTTTTAGCACGCTGTAAAAATAAAGTTACGTTTCCTACTGGTATGCCATCTATATTTGCACAGCCATGATTAGATTGTTTTTTAATAAGAATGTTAGTTGGAGTTACAGGATCATCTGTACCACCTCCTGATACTGAAAATTCTCCACCTACTGTACCAACGATTAATGTTCGTGTTGCAGATAAAAATCTAATTGCATTCACTTGGTTAGAAGCAATAGTATAAGTTATTGAATCATCATCTGCTACTGTACCATGATAATTTTCATCAAAGTTTTCATAATCACCTGATTTAGAAAAGAATAAAGTTTGTGGTTGTTCAGTTGTTCCAGCAAATACTAATCTTTGTTCATAGAAAGATACGCAAGAAGGATAACCTGTAGTTACTGACC